CTGCAGAAAATTTATCAGGTGTATATAGGTTATCCTTCTTATCCTTCTTTTTCATTTTCTTCGGATCTATAGCTGGCTCGAAACCGTCAATCTCTGCGATATCTGAGGTCATCTTATTTTGAATATCCTCAGCTTGTTTACTATCAGCATCGACTGCTCCTGGGCCCGCCTTAGTGCCGAAGTTCTTAAGACCACCTTGCATGCACCCTGTTTCAGCAGCTTTTTTCCGCACGTCTTTTGACTCTTTAATTAGGGAGTCTTTATATACATCCCAAATTTCGGTTAGATTTTTATGTTTTGACATGTAAATATTTATTCGATGGTTGATAAAAATAAACAAATATACATGAATAACCCTAATCTACCCAGTAAAGGGTCGGTTTTTGAGTATTCACCAGAGCAGATTAAACAGCTTAAAAAGGCATCTAAGAACCTTTTATACTTCGCTGAGAACTTCTTTCATATTATTTCACTCGATGACGGTAAGCAGAAAATTAAACTGCACTCAGCTCAGAAACGCGCTCTGCGTAAGATGAGAGATAATAGATTCTTTATATTACTAGCATCTCGTCAGATAGGTAAGACTACAATGATGACAATTTATGCATTATGGATAGCATGCTTTAATAAAGATCAGAAGATACTTGTTGTAGCGAACAAGGAGGGCACTGCTATTGAGATCATGCAGCGTATAAGAATGGCTTATGAAGAGTTACCTAACTGGCTCAAGCCTGGTGTTGAAGAGTATGGAAAGACGGCTGTGACATTCGCTAACGGTACACGAATAGGTATATCTACTACGACCGGTACAGCTGCTCGTGGACAATCTGTAAACTGTTTAGTACTAGACGAGCTCGCCTTTATTGAACCTCACCTAGTTGATGAGTTCTGGAAATCAGTATATCCCATTATTTCGTCATCTAAGAAGTCTAAGATATTTGTAGCATCGACAGCTAATGGCACCGGCAACCTATTTCATCGATTATACGATGCAGCAGATAAAGGCGAATCTAACTGGGCATGTGATAAGATCTTATGGAACGAAATTCCAGGTCGAGATGAGAAATGGAAAAACGATACGATTGCATCTATTGGTTCGATGGAGGCCTTTAACCAAGAGTTTAACTGCGAGTTCTTAGACTTAGGTGAGAGCTCATTGAATGAAGAGCAATATGCTCGTATGGTGGCTGGGTGCGAAGATCCTAAATTTATATTCGAGGAGGGTAAGTACCGGTTATGGGAAGAACCAGTTAAAGATGGTATATATATAGCAAGTGTTGATACAGCTGAAGGTGTAGGTTCGGATAGTTCAGTTATACAGATTTTTGAATACTCTGATCTAACTAAGATACGGCAAGTAGCTATATACTCTTCTAATACTATATCACCAGTTAACTTCACAGAGAAGGTACATGAGATACTAAAGCACTGGGGAAGTCCTTTAGCATGTATTGAGAGGAATAATTGCGGAGCTCAAGTCGTTGACAACTTAAAGAAGATTTATCAGTACGATAATATTGTATCATGGGGTGCATCAACAGCAGGTAGGGCGAAGAATCAATTAGGTATTGTTGCTCATACTAATACAAAGCAGAAGGGTGTTACAAATATGAGATATTGGCTAAATGACCTCGAAGCAGTTAACTTAAAAGATATACATACTGTAAAAGAGCTAAAAGACTTTGTAAGATATCCAAACGGTACATGGGCTGCTAAGAAAGGGGCTGGCTATCATGATGATAAAGTAATGGCTATGTTATGGAACCTGATTATGCTAGATGATGAATTAGTAACTAGATATTTTGAAGTACTGCAGACTGATAAAAATAACAAGCCTCTAACGATCAAGCAATTCGACTTCGGGATTAAATATTTTATGAACCCAACCTCTATATATAGTGGCGAAGGCAGAGAAGATGGTTTTAGCGATACACCGCCTATTATAATAGGTAATGCTCAAAATACTGACTCTGACATGGACCAACTAATGGGAATGGGATGGACTCCTTTATAATATGTCAGTACAACAATCACAGTTAAATAAGAGCAGATTAGATAAATTTCTATGTGTTATCAATCTGCCAGAAGGTCTTAGGGGTATTAATGATAATAGCATCGGATCTACAGCTAACAATAAGATCAATGAAAATTCATTGCAATTTTCTGTATATGGTGCTGTTGTGCCTGATGTAACGGTACCGGATGTTATATTGCCTTACGCTGGCCAGTCATATAAACTATCTAGTAATACGAGACCTGCTTATGCGAATGTAACCGTTAGCTTCACTGTTGATAGTAAATTTAATAACTACTGGGTCATATATAAGTGGTTAGATCTACTCAACGACGATAAGGCATCTGTATTTGATGCAGCTGATATTGCTGGAACGGTTAAAGTATCACCTGAATCTCGTACTTCAGATACAAAAAGGAATAAATCTTCTACTCCACCAGAGCTGTATCAATCTCTTATTACCATATATGGTATGGATGAATTTGATAAACCTGTAGTTCAATTTGACTATACAAAAGCATTTCCTGTATCCTTGGGTGGTATTAACTATAATTACCGAGAAGCTGGTGAGATTGAAATAGAATTCGAATTTGCGTTCTCTCAATTAATAGTGAAGTTACCGTAATTTTTATCCCGTTGAGCCATAAATAATATTATGGCACGTACAATTCAATCACCAGGTGTAGAGATCAATGAGATAGATCTATCTTTAAGACCTAATATACCTGCAGGCACTTCAATTTTAGTTTCAGGCTTCGCAGACAAGGGACCAACCGATGAAGTTATTCAAGTCACGAGCGCGAGTGAGTTCGAGCAAATCTACGGATTGCCTACTACACCAGCGGAACGATACTTCTATCACTCAGTTAGACCTCTTTTCAATTCACCGGCTAATATTCTCGCATATAGGCTACCATACGGTGAACAGACCGGTGTAGGTTTCGGTAACACTTACGGAGCACTTGCATACCCTGCAGTAGGTATTGGACTATCCGGTACTGGTGTATCTCTAGATACATACACTCAACCAACTTCCACTAACTCTAACGGAGATACAGTAGATGTACCTGGTGTATATGTGCTAGGTAAGCCTTACCACATGGAGTTAACTCAGGAAGAATACTTACAAGTTCTTCAGCAAGAAGGATTTAACTGGACTAACGATTTAGCAGCCTCGCCGGATACTTTTGCTAACCTAGGTAACGCTGCAGTAGTTGTTCTTAATAAAGGGCAGACAACAGTTAATGGCCGGTTCGAAGGTTATTATCTTGGTCTTGCAGATAATACTAACTTAAACGATGCAACAGACTTTGATGCTATATTAACAGCAGAGACAGTAGCTGCTAGCGCATCTGTTACATCTAATTACCTGAGACTACCAACTCAGAGATTAAACTTTACACTATCCGGTGCGAATGATGCAACAACTAATACATTCGGTCAAGAGACTGATAGTATATCTGAGATCATGGAAAATCTCACAGATTTCGATATTGCAACATCTCAATATGACGATGTATTATCAGTCGGTCTATTCAAACTAAGACAATCAGTATTCGCTGCTGATGTTATTAAGCTTGACTACATCTTATCTGAAAACTATGTCGGTTCATTCGATTTCCATAGACAACGACAGAGTCAGCAAGGCGGAGCACCTCAGAGCTTCTTCTTAGGATTCAGAGAAGACGAATCACCTAACATATCAGTTATGATCAATGATAACTTATCACACAGAAATGGTGATACTTGGCTCGATCTTAATGGTAACCCTATCAACAAGATAAGAGTTGCTAATAGTAAGTTTATTCCTGCAAGCCTAGGCAACCCTATACGTAGTGATGCAGCTTTCAGCCGATTTGCGACTCTATCTAGTGGTTATATACCAGATCAATTCAGTGATAACGACGCACTTATTAATAACGTATTTGGTACTCTATCTGGAGCGACCCAAACCATCGGAACTGCTGATTCACTATTCACCTTAGGTGCTTATGCTAATGCTAACTTACAGGCAGATCAAAAAGTCTTAGGTAGTGTACCACGTAAGGTTGATAGATTACTCGATACCATTGAGAACCCTGAAGTATTTGATCTAGATATTACTATTGAAGCTGGTCTCGGTACTATTAACGCTGCTAGGAAACAAAATGGCGATGATAAGTACTTCGATGATCTAACTAATGTTTCAGCAATGTCCGGTTTCTATAAATCAGACATTACTAAGATATCATCAGAAGCACAGAGCTACAGGGATAACTGGAAAACAATCTACAATAGGTTCAATGACTTCGCTGAGAAGAGAAGGAAAGATCATTTATTTATTGCTGATTTACCTAGACCTATATTCGTACAAGGCCGAAACTTCAAGACTTTAGATGATCCTGAAAAGAACTTCTCCTTGAATGTATCGAAGCCAATACAAGCCTTTACAACTATTCTTAATTCAAGTTACTCTACTACATATGCTTGCTGGAGTAAGGTTTATGATAGTTCATTAGACGATCAAGTATGGGTACCATTCTCTGGTACTGCTGCAAGTCAAATGGCTAATACAGATGCTAACTTCCAACCATGGTTCGCGCCTGCTGGATTTACTAGAGGTAGAGTCGGTAGTGTTAATGATATTGCACTATATCCAAAGCAGAAGCAAAGAGACCAACTTTATAAGAACTCGGTCAACCCAGTTGCATTCTTCCCAGGTGACGGTTTTGTAACATTCGGTCAGAAGACCTTACAAGCAGCTCCGACAGCATTCGATAGAATTAATGTACGTAGACTGTTCTTGAATCTCGAGAAAGCGACAAGAAATACAGTTAAGTACTTCTTGTTCGAGCCTAACACGCTACTCACGAGAACGAGAGTTATTAACACACTTACACCAATATTCGAGAATGCTAAGAACACCGAAGGATTGTATGACTACTTGATTGTATGTGATGAAAGAAATAACACTCCAGACGTTATTGATCAGAATGAAATGGTGGTAGATATCTACTTAAAGCCAGTTCGCGCTGCTGAATTCATTCTCGTTAACTTCTATGCAACTCGTACTGGTACAGACTTTAACGAGATCATCGGTTAATTAAATATACCCTTAATAACACCTAACAAAAAGCCGGTTCGAAAGGACCGGCTTTTTTTATGCATCATTGACTAAATAATTATATAGTAGATTTCAACGATTTAGGCTATACTTCAACGAAATCGTAGAGAAAAGATTAAATATAATTAGTTATGGCAGACGTACAACAAACAATACAAGACTTTTATACTCAGGCGCAAGCAAAAGATTTCGCAAGAAATAACTTGTTCAGAGTACTTAACATCGACTTTGGTAGTGGTAGTGATATCTCTATTAATGAAGCGGATCTAATATATGCTACAACAGCTACTTTACCTGGTAAGACAATTCAGGACGTTGTAGTACCTTACATGGGCCTAGACTTTCATGTACCTGGTACTGTTAAGTATAATAACTCTGCTGGATACTCCTTAACCTTTAGAGCCGATGAATCATATAAATTGTATGAGAAGTTCCAACAAGCCATTAATGACACGTTTGACGACTCTACATCAACAGGTAACTACTTTACACCTAAAGCCGATTCTGTTATCGACTTAGTACAGCTAGATAAGGAATTGAATCAATTAGCACAGTATCAATTAGTTGGTGCTAGTATACGTTCAATTGGTGATCTTTCATACGACGTGACAGCTTCTGGTGATGTACAAACCTTTACTGTTACTGTTGCTTACCAGTTCTACAGAAAGACCGCGTAACGCCTATTTTTATAACTTTAAAAGCCGTGCCTATACAGGTACGGCTTTTTTTTGCTTAAATATTTGTGTATGAGTATTCTTAATGCTGCAGGCAAATTTCTGCAAGGTGTAAAAAGCGTAACACAAGGTAACTTAGGTGGGTCCTTAGGTCAACCTAATGTGCAGTTACTCGGCACAAATATACCCGGTGTACCGTTAGTTAGTTTTAGAGATTCATTTTTAAAATCTATGGAGTCGTGGGTAGGTACTATACCACTAAGAACTCAGTATATTATATTCTTTGACAATTTTCCGAGTGGTCTGCGAACTAACGTAATACAAAGCCTAGAACCAGTTCAAGCAGATAAGAAAGGTTTTGATATTGATAGAGCTAGAGCAGTATTGACATCATACCCATTTCAAGGCATTAACGGGTGTATGTTTGCACAAGGTGCATCTATACCTGACGACACATTTGAAACCAACCATGCTGACATTGCAAATAATATGGGATTTATACCAGGTCTCGTCGGACAAGGTCGAGCAAAATTCTCGCCCCTCACCATAAACTTTAGAGAGACAAATACATCATTCGTTGACAGTCTAGTTAGACCATGGGTTATTTTAGGGGCGCATGCTGGTATGGTTGCACGCCCTGCAGACTCAACCTTAAACGTTAAGACTAACGTAACTATAGTACAGTATACGAGATCATTTCAGAAACTATCTCAGGTACCGAGAAAGGTCTGGAGATTTTATAACTGCGTACCCACCAGTGTTGATACAAGAAATTTATCATATGATGCAGAAGCACTCGAGACATATAATACTAGATGGGCATACACTCACTATTCATTAGAGGATAATTTATACTTGCCATTACCCGACTTGATTGATAAAATATTTTAATGGTCTCAAGTCAACTATCAATACCCCTTCAACGAGGCCTGGTATTCTTTGAGGAGCTATCTTACCTAGAATATAAGAATATATGTAAGATGCTCCTTTCTAATGATCTCGAAGAGATTAATAATTGCTTCGAGACAGTTATTCAGCGAATATCATCAAGTTACGATCTCAATATTATTG